TTTATCTTCTGCGCTGTGTTCAAATGGGTCTTTCTGTTTCTGATTTGGATTTCCTCGAAATAGGAATGATTTTCGATATGTTCACCGAATCGTCAAATGATGAATACAACGGATGGACATACAAAGCCACGCAAGCAGACTTTGACCGTTTTTGAGGTGAGCAAATGGCATCTCGCATCGCAGGAATAACGATAGAAATCGGGGGCGACACTTCAAACTTACAGAAGAGTTTGAAGGGCGTTGACTCCTCGATCAGGCAGACGCAAAACGCTCTTAAAGATGTCAACAAGCTTTTAAAGCTTGACCCGACGAATACCGACCTTCTGCGGCAGAAGCAACAGCTTTTGAAACAGGCGGTCGAGCAGACGAAAGAGCGGTTAGACAAACTTAAAGAAGCGCAAGCGCAGATGGACGCGGCGGGAGTCGACAAGTCCTCCGCGGAATATCAAGCCCTTCAGCGCGAAATCATCGAGACCGAACAGGCTTTGAAAAAGGCGAAAGCCGCTGCCGATGGTTTTCACCCTGGTCTTGAGAAAATCAAAGCCGGGGCAGAGAAAGCGGCGGCGGGGTTGAAGTCTGCCGCAGAGAAGACGAAAGCGTTTTCAGCGGCGGCGGGTGCGGCTCTTGCCGCAATCGGCGGTCTCGGAATGAAAGCACTTCAAACCGCTGACGATGTTCTTACCATGTCCCGGAACACGGGCATTTCTACGGCAGAGCTTCAGAAATTCGCGTATGCCTCCGACCGAATCGACGTTTCGACCGAGGCTATGGTCAAGGCGTTCACCAAGTTAAAGACGAAAATCGACCCGTCGAACGAAAGCCTCGCTAAACTTGGCGTTTCCGCAACGAACGCGGACGGCTCCCTTCGAGACGCGAACGACGTGTTCTATGATGTTCTTCAAGCCCTGTCGCAGGTAGAGAATGAGACCGAGCGCGACCAGTTAGCAATGGAGCTGTTCGGGAAGTCGGCTGATGAACTTTCGGGCATCATCGACGACGGCGGCGCGGCACTCCGGGAATACGGCGAGGAGGCCGAGCAGGTCGGCGCGATCATGGACGAGGAGACCTTGACCTCGCTTGGAGCGATGCAAGACCAGATCGACAAGCTCAAAGCGCAGGGCATGGCAACGCTGATAAAAACGGGCGCAAAGGCTCTGCAAGCCTTGTCTCCTGTTCTGGAAAAGGTCGCGGCGGCAATCGGAAAGGTGTTGACGTTCATCGGTTCGCTCTCCCCGCAGACGCTTCAGATCATCATAACGGTTCTTGCGGTCATCGCGGCAATCTCCCCGCTCCTGTCCATCCTGTCCACTTTGGCGACCGCTATTGCGTTCCTCGCGTCTCCGATAGGGATTGCTATTGCCGCAATAACGGCACTAATCGCAATCGGGGTCGCGCTATACACGCATTGGGACGAAATCAAGGCGGCGGCGGCTGACCTTGCACAAAGGGTCAAGACGGCGTTCGACACTCTCAAAACGAATGTTTCCAATGCCATCAACAACGCGAAAACGGCAGTCGTGAACAAGTGGAACGCGATCAAGACAAGCGTGGTCAACACCGCGTCGAACATCGTCTCCCGCGTTCGCTCCACGTTTTCGGGCATCGTGTCGGCTATTTCCGCGCCGTTCAACAGCGCACGGTCGGCGGTACAAGGCGCGATTAACTCCATTCGCAACCTGTTCCCGATTCGCCTTGGAAACCTGTTCACGGGAATCAAACTGCCGCACTTCTCTGTTACGGGCGGCGTTGCCCCTTATGGTCTCGGCGGGAGCGGGTCTATGCCGAGAATCAATATTTCGTGGTATCGAAAAGCCATGAATCAGCCTTATTTACTGAACGGGGCAACCATCTTCGGCACGATGGGGAACAAGTTCCTCGGCGGCGGCGAGGCCGGGAGAGAAGTAATTCTTTCCTATGACAAATTCAAAAACATGGGCGGGACTACGAATATCAACGTCGTTGTCAACGCCTCCAAGGGCATGAACGAAACACAGCTTGCGGACATGGTAGCAAGGAAGATTCAGCAGAGCGTGAATCGGAAAGGGGCAGTATGGGCTTAACTTACGATGGTCAAGACCTTTTTGTAAATTGGGGCATCTCGGTCGATTCTTCCCGGACGTGGGAGAAGCCCGAACGCGACCGGGAGTTTATTCACGTTCCCGGCAGGTCTGGCGACCTCATTCTTGACCGGGGTTCGTGGATGAACGTAGAGATCGAATACGCCTGTCACATCGACAACAGCTTTGCATCTCGGTTCGAGGAGTTCGTCGAATGGCTCTCGTCCTACAAGAGTTATCATCAGCTTTATGATGAATATCACCCGGACGTGTACCGCATGGCGGTTCCTGTCCTTGACGAGCTTTCCCCGGAGACGCTGTTCACGACCGAAACGGCAGACTTCACTCTGCTTTTTAATTGTCAGCCGCAACAGTACATCAACGACGGGGTTAATCATGACTTGACCCTCGATTTTTCTACCGAGGACGCAGAGGGCGAAATATACCCCGGAGGCGGTTATTGGCAAGGCTCCCCGCTTGTGACGGTTTATGCTCCGGGTGGTGCGCTGTTCACCATCGAGAACGAAACGGGAGTCTGGCGGTTTGAGGTCGCACCGTTTAACGCCGACCGCCTTGAAATCGACTTCGAGACGGGCGACGCTGTTCTGCAAGACGAACTCGGCGAATACGCAGGAAACGGAAACCCGTACCTCACTGTCACGCCTCCGACCGCCTACGCACCAGACTTCCCCAGTTCTACCGGGTGGATTTACGCCTACCACTCGACCGAAGAACCCGACGACCCGGAAATGGGCGGCGGGGGCGGCGCGGATGACATGAACGGAGACGATATGAACGAGGGGACGAGTGAGGCGGCTGTGACCTACACGGGTTATCTGACGCTCGACCCGCGTTTCTGGAGGGTCTGACATGGTGCCGCTACTCTTTGAAGCGACCGCGACCGACTTCTCGACGCGGGGGCTTTTCGCGCTGTCCGACGCGATCTCCTGCACCGTCACCGAGGAGCGGAACGGGCTTTTTGAACTCGAACTCGTTTATCCGACAGACGGCAATCACTTCTCCGAGATCACCGAAGACAGACTGATAGTTGCTTTTCCCCATGAGAACGGAACAAAACAGGCGTTCCGCATCTATCGGAGAGAAGGCTCTCTCGACGGAACGGTCACGTTCTACGCTCGACACATCTCCTATCAGCTCTCTTTTATCCCGGTCGACCTCTGTTCCGGGCAAACCGATTCTGCTCAAACGATGATGGAGACGCTTGCACAGGCCGCGCAGGTCGCTTGCCCGTTCTCTTTCGAGAGCGACATATTCACGGCAGACGCATTGTCGTTTGCCGTTGCTGTTCCTGTCGGTCTTAGGTCTGCGCTCGGCGGCATTGAGGGTTCCGTTCTCGATAAATTCGGCGGGGAGTTTGAATGGGACAACTGGACGGTTCGTTTGCTTGAAAACCGGGGTTCTGACAACGGCGTTCGGATTGCCTACGGGAAAAACATCGTCGAGTATGACGACGCGCTCGACATCGGCGAAACGATCACCGGGGTCATGGCATATTATGCCTATCAAGACAACGACGGGGTCGAGCAGATTATCTACACGAATCCGAAGGTCATCACCAACGGAAGCACGGCGTTCGCGCATGAGCGGGTCGTTCCGCTTGACTGTTCCGGGGAGTTTGAATTTCCCCCGTCCGTTGAAGCGTTCACCGAATGGGTCGAACGCTATCTCGCTCGCACGGCTTTAGCAGACCCGACGCAGGAGATTAACGTTTCCTTCGTCCCTCTTGGGCAAACGGCAGAATATACCGGGCTTGCCGATCTGGAACGGGTGAGCCTGTGCGACACGGTAAAAGTGTCTTATCCCGCTCTCGGTATCTCGGTCAAGAAAAAGGTCACTCGCACGGTCTGGAATGTTCTGGCGAACAGCTACGATGAAATAACGCTCGGCACCGAGCAGACTCTCGCCGACACCATCGTCGACTTGCAGTCGGGCGAATCTTCTTCGTCTGGCGGCGGTTCTGGCGGGAGCATTTCTTCCGACAATTTCGTTGTCCGTGATGCTTCTGCGGCGGCGAAATATGTTGCCGCAAACGCCGCGACGGACTGGTTTATTCCGATTGCCGACTTCGGTTCGACGGGAAAGTGCATCGGTTTGACGGGCGTGAACCTAAGCGGAACAGGCGTTTCGGCTTTCACTATTTACCGCTTTTCGTATGACCAAGCGAACTCGCAGTTCATCGTCTCTGCACGGAACCGGGATTCTCAAGGTCGAACTATTTCCGCGTCTGTGAACGCACTATTTTTGGAGGTCTGAAAATGAGTAATTTCTGGAAAGCGGCGGCTATTCGAGCCGTGAGAACGTTCTGTCAATCTGCGGTCGCCTACATCGGCACGGCGGCTGTCTTGTCAGAGGTCAACTGGATTCAATGCGGGAGCGCGGCGGTTCTGGCGGCTCTCCTGTCCATCCTCAACAGCGTTGCAACGGGTCTCCCCGAGGTAGAGGAATGACCGTCCCGGAAAAGGCGGTCGAATGGGCGTTGAGCATAGCGCGGGATGATTCCCACGGCTACGATCAGGCCTCCCGATGGGGGAAAGATTACGATTGCTCTTCCCTTGTCATTTCAGCCTATAAGCAAGCCGGGGTTCCCTTGTCCTGCACCTACACCGGGAATATGAGAAGTGATATGCTCATGAACGGGTTCGTACCGGCTCCCGTCAACCTTGCGACGGGTGAGGGGCTGCAAGTGGGCGATGTGCTTCTGAACGAGAAGAATCACACCGCTTTATACATCGGGAACGGGCAGCTCGTCCACGCGGCAGGAAACGAGTTCGGCGGTGCTACGGGCGGCAAGACGGGAGACCAGACCGGGAAGGAAATCAGCACGACACGCTATTTCAACTTCCCGTGGGACTTGGCTCTTCGGTATGTCCGCAAGGACGAACCAGAAACGCCCACAGGGGACGATTCTTCTCGCCCTGGTACTTACACCGTCCAACGCGGCGACACGCTTTGGGGCATTGCTGAACGGCTTCTCGGCGCGGGTGAACGCTATGTTCAAATCATGAGCGCGAACAACCTCATTGACTCCATGATTCATCCCGGACAAGTGTTAATCATCCCGGACGGAAACAGCACTTACAGAACGATTCAAGTGACGGTCAAGAATGAAACGCTTGAACTCTTGACCATCATGGCTGAAGGTTGGGACAAGACAA